ATCTTTCTTTACATTCTTTATCTGCATTTGATAATACCTCACCACTAAATTTATTCAGTTCATCCATCAGATTTGGATTATTTTCTCTGATTATAGCAAGATACTCTTCATACAGTTCTTCCTGCTTATTGATTTTATCCTGCTTATCTTTCTCAAGGTTGTTGATCTGTTCCTCTGCTGCCTTCCGATCTTCTGCATTCATCTCGTCTAACTTGGATTTCAACAATTCAATTTCTGTATCATAAGAAGCTTTAATTTTTACAATCTCATCATTTCTTACTTTCACCTTCTCCTGAAGTAACTCCGAAGCCGATTCTGCATCTAAATTTTTTGCCCGTGCATTAAATTCGTTCTTTGCATACAGCAATTCCTCTTCCGTTCCACCAACAGCTTCCAGTTCAATTTGCCGGATGCGGGCATTCTTTGACTCAATATCTGCAATCTCCTGATCATTCAAAGCCCTTTTTTCATCCACTGCCTTCTGCTTGATAGCAAGAATCTCACCTTTTAATGTAGTTACCTCTGCAATCTGCTTATCACTGGATTTTGCCAAAGCATCAAGTACTTTCTGTTCACTTTCGTCAATCACCTGATCATCCGCTATAAAAAGTTCTTTCAATCCCGACTGTGCCTCTTCTTTTTTTCCCTGAATCGTCTTGATTGTTTCGTCACAGGTTTCGTTCACCCTCCGGTTAAATTCGGCAGATTCAGCCTGCGATATTACATTATCAAACCCTATTTCCCTTAAATAGACATTAAAGTCCTGCACTTTTTTCGCTGATTCTTCCACAGCCTCCTGAAATTCCGGGCTGATATTTTCCACAAAATCCTCATAAACATATCCAAGTTCTACCATTTCCTCTTTTGTATGGGTTTCTGTTCCTTTCAGTTTCGCAAGAACCTTTTCCATCAGAGACATATCCTCGCTTGCATCTGTGCATTTTCTTGCTGCAAGTTGTGCATTTTCATGCATTGCATACAACGCTGTGCCTACTGCTGCAACTCCCACCGCCACGGGTGCCGCAATACCCAACAATCCAGTCATGCTCCCCATGAGTCCAGTACTTCCAACTGCCACAGATGCACTCTTTGACGCTACTGTTACGGCTGCCTGAGCTGTCTTGAATGTGGTTACAGCTTTCGATGCACCGCCGATCAC